CCACCCCAGTCGTCCAGGTCGTCCGCGCCGACGATCTGGTCACCCGCCAGCAGCGGCGCCAACAACAACCGGTTCAACGCCTGGCTCATCGCGTCCACCTGGTCGTCATGGCTGCCACGCGGGAAACTCGCGCACTCCTCGCGGAACGCACCCACCCACGGAGCCAGCGGCGGGGCCGGGAGAAACACCTGCCCCGCCTCGATGAACGGGGCGACCGCCGACGCCCGCGCCGCCTTCGACCCGTGCGGCTCCTCCGGCACCAACCCCGCCACCGACTGCGACAGGCTGTTGATCACAGCGGTGCCGTTCGCCTTGTCCTCGACCAGCTTCAGCGTCGCCTGCGGCCACTTCGCGGCCAGCTCACGCACCGCCTTACGCGTCTCCACGAAGCTCAGCCGCTCATGCACCTGGTCGAGCAGGGTCGCCTGCAGCCCGTACCGCGCCCACACCTGCCCGCACACGAAGTCGGAGCCGTCGGTGCTCTTGAACGCCATGTCCCACGACTGGATCACCTCGTCCGCGCCGACCGCCCAGTACGACCCGTCGTCCCGGACGATCCACCGCGGCCGGTCGTAGGTCCGCCACCACTCCCGCTTCAGGATGCCGCCCTCGGCCGGGGACGGGCGGCCCTGATACAGGGCGTTCCACACGCGGGACCCGACAGCGACGCGAATCTGCTCCCACTGCCGCACGGTCCGCCCACGCGCCGAGGTCAGATACTGCCCCGGCTCCCGCCCCAGCGGATCGACCTCACCCTTGACCGGATCATGGTCAGCCTGGGCGGGGATATTCAGCACCCGCCACCGGTGCGCATCCTCCGCAGCGAGAAGACGGCCCGCCAGATCATCCTCATGCCAGCGGGTCAGGATGACCACCACCGGCGCCCCCGGCGCCAGACGCGTGTTGGCGACCGCAGTCCAAAAGTCCCACACGACCTTGCGCCAGGCGGCACTGTCAGCGTCCTGCTGATCCTTGATCGGATCGTCAATGAACAGAACGTCCACCGGCTTCCCGGTCAAACCACTCGTGATGCCGACACTGCGCGCCCCGCCGCGGTGCAAGTCCAGACGCCACCGGCGTGCCGCGCCGTTATCCGGCGCGATTCTCAGCCCTAAGTCGAGCGCGCCCTCTTCGCCATCGTTCGCCGTGATGTGGTTACGGATCGTGCGGCCGAACTCGTCGGCGAGATCCTGGGCGTAGCAGGCGATAGCGACCCGCAGATCAGGATTGCGGGTCAGCAGCCACAGCGGGCCAACCGTGGTGACCCGAGTGGAGTTGTGGACGACGAGGTCTTCAGCAGTGAAGGTGTGGTCGTCTTCGACCGTAAGGCAACGGCATTCCGCTTCCTCGCCCCGCTCGATCGCGGCGATCGGGTCGGTGGCAAGCGGGGCGTCGAACTCTGTTCGCCGTAGCGGCCAATCCCTGAGCGTCTGAGCCTTGGCGTGATGGACAGGGACGAGAGCGCGGAATCGGTAAACGTCATCCTGTCGCCTCATGAGCAGGCGCCAGGACACGTAAGGCTCGCCCCGGTAGATGGTGTTCTTCGCGCGAAGGGTGCTCTGGATGCCGAGGCGCAAAAGTAGGTGCTGGACATCAGCGAGAAGATCTCGGCTGACGGAGTTGAACTCCAGCCGGGCGTCAGGTCGGGCGCCACCCCGCTTCGACACGGTGCCGTCGCAGGCGAAGTACGCGCCGATGAATTCTGCAATGACCTCTGGAGTCTGCGTGAAGATCTCGACGGGGACCCGTTTGGTCCGCGAAGTTGCGCCAGCCATGCCGTGAATCCGGAGCCACGGACGAACGCCCTTGGAGATGCCGATCCGCTTTTTCGATCCGGCGGTCCACCGCGCTTCGAAGCCGAGCGCTTCGACGCATCGCAAGATGTCTTCGGTTTCAAGGTCGTCGAAGCACGTGATGCTCGCGTTGGAGGTCCGGCCACTTCCGCGTTCGTACTCCGTGGTGCTGCCGTCGCCGATGAAGTAGCCCATGAGGCGGGCGGCTTCGGGGGTGAGAGTCGCAGTGGGCGTGGTCTGCGGCGTCATGACAGTCGCCAGGGAGTCCCCAACTTCGAGGTCCCCGGCGTTCACCCATCCGGCGGGGGTGAGGAAAGGGTGATCGAGTGCTGCGGTGACGGTCCGCCCTGCGTGAGTGGTGATGGTGACGACGGGGAGGAATCCTTGGTCATGTACTGCGGTGACGGTCTTTGGGCGACCGAGGTGAGTGATCACCGTGTCGCCAACTTGGACGTCTCCGAGTTTGCTACGGCTGCCGTCTCCCATGAGGATCATGGAGGCAACCGTAACGGGTTTTCCCTCCTGCGGCGGCATTGTGATGATCAGCCGGTCGCAGCGCCCTTCGGCGATGTCCACCAGCGCCGCGTCGATCAGGTCCAATGCCGGAGTCTGCACCGTGCTCGGATCGATGGCCGCAGCCAGTTCACCCGGCGAACGCCACCCGGCGCTGCCCCGCCGTGCTTTGGCCGCGCGCAACTGGTCACGCACCCGCCGCAGTCTCCGGACATCCCCTGCCTTGACGAGCTCGTTGACCCGCGCCAGAACCTCAGCCGTCGCCGTCACCGGTTAGTTCCGCCAGCAGCCGGGCGATCTCCGTGCCGAGCCCCTCCGCTTCGGCAGACACCTTCAACGGCGCGTCCAAACCGAGGAGCTTCGCCCGCCGCTCCTGAATCCGCAGCAGCCGATCGATCGCGGCCAACACCGGCCCGTCGTCGACCAGCGGGGCACCCTCCCACTGCACGACGGTGCCCTTGTCGACGACGTAGTGCGTGGCCTCCATAACGCCCAGCGCGGCCCGATGCAGCTCGTCCAGACGGAGAAGCTCCAACTGCCGCACCTCGTCGGCCGGCTCGCGCACCGTGTCGGCGAGGGCGCGCTGCACGGCCTCGTAGGCGCTGCTCTTGGACAGGTGGAGGTCAGCGCCGATCTGCTCGTACGTTCGGCCACGCGCCCGGAGACGGCAGGCTTCAGCGTCCTGCTCGGCGGTGCTCAGACCACGGGTATAGCGGCCGTCTCCTCCGCGGGTACTCGACATGGTCACCCCCTCCGGTCAGGCGCACAGCAGCAGCTCCTTCGATGTATCAACTCTGGGTTGATGGTTCGGGCGGGCGGCAGGCCCCCTCAGACCTGCCGCCCTTCACCCGACCTACTCACCTTCCGACCGCCCGGACGGAAGCTCTTGTGTGCCCGGCGCCCAGCCGTGGTTCGGCGCCGGGGTCTTACCTGGGTGGGGCGAGGAGACAGGGACCCGCTTCTGGGCTGCGGGGGCCCGCCGGTACTGCGGCCACGGGCCGGGACCGGTCTACCCATCCCTGAGCGTCTCCCCTGAGTGGGAGTCTCGGATACGCGAAAGGCCCGCACTCGGCGGGCCTTCTCGTCTCAGCTGATCACACGTTACTGATGGTGACGAGCTTCAGCAAGCGCGCGGGCCTCTGTCAGCATGCGCTCGGCCATCTCGTACGGCGGCCCGTGCTGGGTCCTGATGGCAGCAATGTGGTCCATCAGGTCCGCCCCGGGGCGGAAGTCCTCGCGGTGCGTGTGGATGCGCAGGTGGCCGAACTGGTAGTGGCGCTTCTTCTCCAGGCGCTGGCCTCCCGGCTCGGCGGCGAGCACCTGATCCTTACTGACGAGCCGGTATCGGTCCATGCGGGTGGCCAGGTGGATCGTGGTCCCGATCTTGATTCGGTCTTCAGCGAGCTGGACATAGTAGACGACGGGACAATCGGGGCGCATCGCTTTAGCGCGGATGGAATTCATCGCCTGTTCCATTTGGAGCCGACGGCGAACCTTTTCGGTCTCTTCGGCTACTTTCTGCCTTCCGATGCGCTCGATGACGTGTTCGCGTGTCGCGGGATCGTTCAGCCCCTCCACGAGAATGTCGTTCAGGTGCAGGCCGCAGACTTCGAGGTCGAGCACGCGCTTGCCTGTACACCGCCTGGACTCGATGGTGATACCGCAGCGGGTGGGGTCAGGGTCGATGACAGGGATGGAGACGTGCACGCGGGTCCGGCAGTTGGCACACCGGTAGTGGCCAGGGCCCTGGGTGGCGAGGACCCGCATAGCTCGGCCGCAGACGCACCGCACGGTAATGTCTTCCATGTTGACCTGCTTCCTCAGGTTGACCGGCCCTGGGGTGTTAGCGCACCGCCAGGGCATTCACATTATTTTATCTTCATTCCGCTTATTTTTTCTGGGCGTTGACTATTTCGAGCACGTCGCCGATTCGATAGAGCGGCCGATTGTTTTGGTCCCTTCCTCGCTCGGTAATCCTCTTCTTCTGCGCGAAGTATCGAATGGTTGAGGCCGGAACAATGACGCCGAGCTGGTTGAGCATGCCGCTCATGGCGACGGAGTGAGCAAGCTGGTCTTCGACCTTGCGCTGCATCCACTCCAGGCGGGGGCCGATGTCGTACTCCAGCGAGCAGGGGCGGCACACGACGATGCGAGCGCCGGGCCGGGCGAGGAGGTCGGCGCCGCAGGTGTTGCAGGGCCCGGCGTAGATGCGATCCGCCGGCCGGTCGATCGTGCGGCGGCCCTGGCGGATCGCCTCGCGGATCCCATCGACGGCCTCGGGAGCAGCGTGGTGGCCGAGCAGCACCGCGCGGTGGCGGATCAGCCACACGGCCATGGCGGGCAGCGTGTCGGCGGGGCTGCGGCCGAGGCTGATGTAGGTGCAGGACCGGTGCGCGCAGTCCTGGCACGCCGGTCCAGCGAGGGGGCGGACGCCGCGCTGGAGGACGCGGACCCAGCCGACCAGGACGACGCGGAGGTGCTGCTGGGCGGTGCGGGCTCGGTCGTCCCAGGGCAGGGGTTCCTCGCTCCTCGGGCCGCCGCCGGGGGTGCCGAGCCGGACCTGCCGGGTCGCGGCCTCCTCCAGGTTCCGGTCGAGCGAGGGGACGTCGCGCAGGTCGCGGAGCAGCTCCGTGGAGCAGGCCCGGCACACGGTGTGGTGGCCGGGCATGCGACGGTTACAGCTCGGGGTGGGACAGGTCAGGCTCACGGTGCTCCGGGGCTGGTCGAGGTCAGGTGGTGATGTGGCCGAGGTGCCAGTAGGCGCCGCACGGGTAGGCGCGCATCCGATTCCCGCGGTGCCGGGTGCGGGCGGCGCGTCGGGCCTTGGCGCGGGTCTCGTAGCGGACCTTGCCGCAGTCCGCGCACCGGCCGAGGTTCAGGCGGGTGTCCGGGTCGCTCACGAGGCGGCTCCGAGGAGGTCGAGCTGCTCGAAGCCGGGCAGCACGGCGAGGGCGTAGGTCCGCGGTACGGTCTCGGGCTCCGGAGCGGGCGCCTGGTGGTTCGGGCAGATCCATCGGCATCGGCGGTCGGCGAGCCACACCATCGCTTCGCGGCGACGGCGGGTGCTGGCCGCGCTGGCGGTGGGGTGTTCGTAGTCGACGCTGAAGCTCTGCACCTGCCAGCGGCGGTTGGTGATGTAGCTCTCGCAGAGGACGAGTGGCTGGATGCGGTGGCATGACGGGTCGCCTGTGCAGCTGAGGGGCGCGCTCCACTGGCAGGGACAGTGCGCGGTGGCGAGGGGGTGCTCGTCGTGGGCTTTGCGCATGGCGGCCGGCCACACGTGCTCGCGCACCCACGCGGCCTCGGTCGGCGTCACCGGGTCACCGCCGTCCCGAAGTCCTCGAAACCGGGCAGGGTCTCCAGCCCGGCCGGCGCCTCCGAGACGCGGGTCTCCTCGTGGCAACCGCACAGGCATCGCCACTGGCACACGCGCCCGGCGAGCCACACGAAGGCGACGAGGTTGCTGCGCGGCGACATCTCCCGCCGGTACAGCGCCTCCCGCGCCCTGGCCGGGGACCCGCCAGGCCGGTAGATCAGCGTCTCGACCTCGCCGAGGCGACCCCAGACGCCGCCGTCGACGACGGGGCACGCCTGGTGGTCGCCGCGGCGGCAGGCGGTGTAGGTGCCGAGCTGGCAGGGGCAGCGCGGGGAGGGGGCGGGGATGCTGAGCGGGTCCAGGACGGCGGTCCGCACCCATGCGGCGGCCTCGGGTGTCACGGCCCCTCGTTCTCGGGCTCGTCGCGGACCGTGTTGTGCTGGCAGGTGCAGCCGTGGCCGGGGATGGCGTGGTCGCGGCAGGTGGTGGCGGGGTGGCCTTCGGGCTGGACGTCGGCGGCGAGCGCGCACGGCGGGCAGATCATCGGGGGTCCTCTTCGTCGATGGGGGTGACCTCGGCGACGACGTGCCGCTCCTTGCGGCCGACGGCGTTGGTCTGGGCTTGCTGGTCGTCGCGGTCCTCTTGGGCGTCGTCGAGGCGGTCGTAGAGGGTCCAGCCGAGGTCAGGGCTGCCGCCGGTTTGGGGGTAGGTGATGACGACGTAGCCGATCGGGTCACCCATGGTCGGCCGCCTCCTTCGCTTCGTCGGTGCAGGCGTGATCGGGGATGGTGAGGGTCTCGCCGGGGGCTGTCTCCGTGCGGAGCAGGTC